AGATACAAAACCCGGAGCAATAACTGTAGTTGATTCCTTCTCTGCTCTGTCTAGTGAGTCTGAACTTACAGGGAACTTAGAAGATGTTCAAGTGATGAGCGTGCAGAAAATTCTAGCTAAGTTCTGTCGGCGCATCTCTAATGTCTTGCCTATTAACAGAGTCACTGTTGTCGGAATAACTCACCTAATGGCTAACGTACAGAGGTTTGGAAGGGGAAAGACTAAGATTGAAAAGTCTGGAAGCGCTCTAAAGTATCAAGTAGATGTTAAACTTCATGCAACTCACTCAGTACCGCTAATGCAGGGTGATACACAAATTGGACAAACTATTCATTGGCAAATAATGACCTCTGCTATTGGCCCTCCGGGACAGAAGGTTGAGAGTCATATTAGATATGGCAAAGGAATTTGGAAAGAGATGGAGATAGCAGACCTACTAATTGATTTTGGCCTTATTACTAAGGCGGGTGCTTGGTTAAAGCTTCCTAATGGTGAGAAAATTCAAGGAAAAGTTAAACTAGCTCAGTATCTAGAGGAAAACCCCGACCAGTATCAAACCTTTAGAGACGAAGTGTTTTCTATGGTTGGGCTAAATGAAGACTAGAGGACTTGACGGACAGATACATAACTGGAAGCTTCATGGGTATGTTGTTAGAGCTAGCGAAAGCAGACCTCGATCCAAGCTACACTTGAAAGCTAGGACTATTCTAAAGGATATTTTTCCAACAGTTCAAATTCTTGAAGAAGTAGCTGCGCCTATAACTAGAACTGAGAAGCTTTTTTTTGACTTCTATCTAAACACAGTTAAACTTGTTGTCGAAGTTCATGGACAGCAGCATTATAAATTCAATACGCTATTTCATGCTTCTGCGCAAGATTTTGCAAATCAAAGAAAAAGAGACCGGCGAAAAGCAGAATGGTGCGAGTATAATAATATAACGTATATTGAATTACCTTATAACGAGGATGAGGATCAATGGAGATTCCGAATAAACCAAAGGAACGACTAGATCAAATAGATAAAGTCTTAGATGAATATGAGTCAAGCTTAGGATTGGCCTTGTATGCTGGAGATTTTCACGATCAGTCTGTTAAGCAATATATGAATATGCCAAGACAGCAGATGGAGAAGCTTACGGTAGATGAGTGCGCTGAAGCGGCTTTATTGCTTGGTGGTTTTTCTTTCTATCTACAAAGGTCTTACAATAGAGAAGTAGCGCGTGTTAATTGGGCGTCCTCTAATCTTAAAAGAATGATGTCCGGTAGAGAAGCACAGTATAAGGGATCATGGGACAGTCAGTACTACCAAGCGATTAGAGAAGACGGATATGCCTGCAAGCTTGAAAGTATCAAAACATATGCACAGCAAAGAGCAGATAGACTAACATATCTAGCAAGCTCAGTTAAAAACCTAAGTGACTTATTTGTTAACCTCCAGAGAGCAAAGATAAGTAGAGTATGAGCAAAGAAGAACTAAAAAAGATTTTAAAGAACATGTCCAAAGAAGATTTAATGGACGTTATTGTAGAGATGCAATCGGAAGATAGCAATGAGCCTACTCATAAAATTAATAAGTCAAAGAAGAAAAACAGAAGAGGAAAGGGTAGTAGAAAGAGAAAGTCTCATTCAACTAAAGTTTTTGGCAAAGACAAAGGAGATAAGGCAAGAAGTGGAAGAATAGATACTTCTGGAGGAAGGCCTAACAAGTTCTTAGAAATTATGGAAAACATGACATTATCAGCTTCTGAAATTCAAGAGCTAGAAGAGGCAGGAAAGTCTGACAGTGCAAACGAGAAAGCTAGAAAGAGCCCTCGCACTAGAAGGGCTAGTTCTAAAATTAATGTGACATGTAGAATATGTGGAGTGCAAGAAACTGTATCTCCCGCTTTAGTAACCGACATGTCAAGATACATGTGCAATAATTGCTGTACGAGGAAATAAATGATTTTACAAGACTTACCTGCGGAAAGGGCTATTCTGGCTGGAATTTTTCGCTACGGCTCTGAAGCGTTCTTTGACATAGCTGATATTATTGATGAGGCTAGCTTTACTCTTGAATCAAATATGTCTATATATTGCTGTATTAAACATATATTAGACAAAGACGACTCAGCAAAGCCAGACATTCCGTTGGTATTATCTGCTGCTAAAGAGATTGGCCTTAGTGACTTTTTCAATAACCAAGAAGTTTCACACTTGTCTTCAATCATTAAGTTTCCAGTCTTGTTGTCTAATGTTAGAGGGTTTGCCGCTAAGATTAGGAAGCTACAGATCGCTCGCATGATGTATGACCAGCTGGAATTGACGAAGGAAAAATATACTGAAGTTAAAGGCGACGAACCGATTTCTCAAATATTAGGCATAGCCGAAGAATCTATATTTGATTTTACTTCTATCCTATCAGACTCAGACGAGGCTCCAAGCAAAATGTTTGAGGATGTTGAAGAATATCTTACAGAGCTAGCAGAAGACCCCGTAGACCAGATAGGTATCGCTACAGGCTTTAGCAGATATGACTTTGCGATAGGGGGCGGATTAAGAAGAGGTACTGTAAATGTGATTGGGGCTCGACCAAAGACGGGTAAGACTTTATTGGCCGACAATATGGGTGTCCACATAGCTCGTCAAGGCATCCCTGTTCTTAACTTAGATACTGAAATGCGTAAGGAAGATCATCAGAATAGGCTAATGGCTATGCTTGCTGGTGTTGAAATAAATGATATTGAGACTGGATCTTTTGCTAAGAGTCATCTTAAACACGAAAAGGTGATGAGTGCCGCTAATGAAATGAAGGACATTCCATACTACTTCAAGTCTATTGGAGGAATGTCTTTTGAGGATCAAGTTTCTATTATGCGAAGATGGCTCGCCAAAGTGGTGGGTATAAATGATAAAGGCAGAGCTAATGATTGCGTTATTATATATGATTATTTAAAGTTAATGGATTCTGCTGAGATCAGAGGAGATATGAAAGAGTTTCAGGTTCTGGGCTTTATGATGACTGCCCTTCACAACTTTGCACTTAGATATGAAGTTCCAATTCTTTCTTTTGTGCAACTGAATAGGGATGGGATCAATAAAGAAACCACCGACACCGCCTCTGGCTCGGACAGGATCATTTGGCTTTGTTCTAACTTTAGTATTTACAAGCACAAGTCAGACGAAGAAATCGCAAAGGACGGCCCTGAGAATGGGAATAGGAAACTCGTGCCTGTTATTGCAAGACACGGGGAAGGACTTCAAGACAAAGACTACATAAACATTATGATGAATGGAGCTTATGCTCAGATCACTGAAGGTAAAACAGCATTTGAATTAGAGGATAATATTTACGAAGATGAACCAGAAGAATACTCAGCCTCAGAAGACATCCCATTCGTATAAGTATGGGGACTACGGAAAGTTAAAGCAGTTATCTTCCCTTGCGGCTCAACATATTGATCAGCTGTATGAATATTTCGGAATAAAAACCGGATATAAGAATGAGATACTAATAAAATCTTGCTGCCCTATTCATGGGGGCGACAATCCAACAGCACTTAATATGTATTATAATGGAGATTATAAAGTTCATTATAAGTGTCGCACACACCAGTGCGAAGAGATATTCGGCAATAGCCTCATACACTTTATAAGAGGCTGTCTTTCTAGGTTCAAATATAATTGGGAAAAGGAAGGAGACAAAGAAGCCAACTTCACTGAAGCCGTAGAGTTTCTACTTTCATTCTTAAAACAAGACTTTGACCAGTTAAAAAGCGAAACCGTCAACATAGAGAAAATGAAATTTGGCAGTTTAGTAAACTCCATATCCTCCAAGAAGGCCAGAGGCCTTGGTATAACACAAGATCAGTATCGTGGAAAGCTAGAAGTCCCAGCCAAATACTATGTGGACAGGGGCTTTGATCGTTCAATTTTAGAAGAGTATGATGTAGGCTACTGCGATACTCCCGGCAAGCCGATGTATCAAAGGGCTGTCGTGCCTATATACGACAATGATCATAAGTATATAGTCGGTTGCACTGGAAGAAGCGTATTTAAAAAGTGCAGCAAATGCAATAACTATCATAATCCTAATCAAAAGTGCAGACACTTTCCTAAATGGCTACACAGCAAAGGCTTCCAAAAGGAAAAGTGGTTGTATAATTACTGGAAGGCAAAGGATTATATTTTAGATACCGGAGTTGCAATTTTAGTTGAGTCTCCCGGCAATGTATGGAGACTTGCTGAAGCTGGAATTAACAATGCCGTTGCTATATTTGGAACCGCTTTTAACAATGACCAAAAACATTTATTAGATGAGTCTGGCGCTCTATCTATAATTTGTTTGATGGACAATGACGATGCAGGAAAGAAGGCTGCAGAGAAAATAGAAGAGGTCTGCGGTAGGCTTTATAGGCTATACTTCCCGAATTTTAGCGCAAATGATGTTGCTGATCTAAATGTAGACAGTGTTACATCTGATATTAAACCTTTTATACAACAAGCAATGGACGTTTATAAGGAGATTTAAATGCCACATAAAGAAAATGCTATTGATTATTTAATCAAGAAGGCGCTCACGGACAAAGCAAAGGCTGAGCTGTCTTTAGAATTATTACTAGAAAAAGCTGTCGGAATTGGCGACCACTCTACTGGAGATTTCTACGAGAACTTAGACGAGGCTCTAGATACTTTAGTAGACGCTATTGACCGACTAGAAGTGCTTCGAGAAAGATATCCTGACTTGACGGAGGTGTCCTAATGCCAACCAATATAACTGAAGCAAAAAAAATATATGACATCGTAAACGATTATGTGGAATTAAAATCTGCTAGAGAACTCTGTAAAAGGCTGGTAAGCGAGGTTGCAGAGCAAACAGATAATAAATCTCTTGAAGAAAGCATCAGAATGCTATATGATTTGTACCATAGCAATCTAGGACGCCAGATGCAAGAGCCTAAGGCTGACACGGATCGGCAACATTCGATAGGCAGTTGGAAAGAGCAGCTGTAGATACTAATAAATGACTCATACGAGGAATTAAAATGACCCAAATAGTTGGATTCGCAGGAAAGAAACAAAGTGGAAAGAATACAGCTTGCAATTTTGTAGTTGCTATGAAATTGGCAGAGCTGGCAATTTGTCGAGCATCTAGAATAACAGACGATGGATTTATTGAAGTTAGCGATATCTTCGGAGAGAATCCAAGCGGTAAAGAATTTTTTAGTTTTGATGAGCCCTATGTTGATGTGCAGGCTCTTTTTGATAATGAGCTGGGAGACTTCGTCAAGGTGTATGCGTTGGCCGATACTCTAAAAGAGATGGCAATTAGTATTCTAGGCTTAAAAGAAGAGCAAGTGTTCGGTAGCGATAAAGATAAGAACAGCAAGACTAATCC